AACAGAAGAAAGATATGAAATAACAGAGGTAGGCCTATACTCTGCTGGATCTAATCCATCTGCTGGAGCACAGGATAGTAAGACAGTGTTTGCATTTACCCAGGGAGAAAACTGGGAATACCATACAGCCTCTGCTGCAATAGCGATTCCTATAGTTTCTGTACCACTAGATCCAAATGATGACGATATTATAAATGCAACAGGAACAGCAAATGGTGTGTTTCAGACCAATGCAGATAATTCTATTTTTTATAATACAGATCGTGTTGCAAGATATGAGCGAGCAAGGTTTTTAAATAATACAATATTGATGCAGGGAGATGACTCAGACCTAAGTTTGGGTGGTGGCGGTTCTGGTGGAGTTGACAATATTGTTATTGATTCTGGAAATCATATACACCTTACATCTCCAAACGTTGATTTTTCAAGAAACTCTCCAATTGATGAATTAAAACTTGCATTTTCTTTGGTAAACAGAGATGGAGGATCCGCCGCAATTCCAGATACAATAAGAATTCTTGTTGACTTTGCAGGAACTGACCAAACAAATCCAAGCATTTATGCTAGGTTTGAAGTTAATATTGAAGACGGTGTTGATGGATATGACTTTGCAACAAACAGATACTTTGTTGTTTCAAAACAATTGCAGGAATTATACAAGAGTCAAAACTTTACCTGGGATGCAGTTAATGTAGTAAAGATTTATGTTTCTATTTTTGATAGTTTAAGCGGAGGCTTGCATCCAACTTCAGATTATTATATTGCACTAGACGCAATGAGACTTGAAAACGTAGCAACGGTTAATCCATTATATGGTTTAACAGGATACTCTGTCATTAAGAATGATGATGCTACAACAATTATTAAATCTCCTAATACAAACAACTACGTTGAATTTAGATTTTCTATTGGGGTGACGTAATGGTTGATGCAAACATAAAAAAATTACGTATTTTAAAATCATCTCTTCCCCCAATTGATCACGATACTTTAAAGTATAATTTAAGATATAGAATTGTTTCTGACGATAGAAACAGAACTTCTCATTGGTCCCCAGTTTATAATATTTCTGGAGAGTTGATAGAGTCAGTTAGTGGAGCAGTCTCTAAGGCAGGTAATATTGTTACGGCAGTATGGGGTGATGCAAACAATCACCCAGAATACGATGTTTTTGTTAAGTTTGACTCAAGCGACTTTTTTTATCACGGGACATCAAAAGTACACTCGTACTCATTTTTAAAAACTGGGACTACTACAGTCAGAGTAAAAGTTCAAATTGTTTCATCAAAAAAAGAAATTAAGGCAGCACTAAATATCTTTGACTCTGGCTCAGTGTCTTTGGTATAATTAAATAGGAGGAATACATGGCAAGAATAGCATTACCCGAAAGAGGACAGCCGCTTGATGTAACATACATCTATCAGGTAGTCGATACTTTGAATACTTTGTCGGCACAGGTTTCCGATGCAACCTACAACTATACTGACATTGATGTAGTTGGATCAGAAAAACAAAGTTTAAAAACCTCTAACACAAAGTTTATTGGAAGATTTAAAGCAATTGCAAATAACGAAACCGTAACTGCTGGACAAGAAAAGTCTTACTCTATTGATTATTCTAACTTTAAGTATCCACCAATTATAACTTTGTCAGTTGTAAACACTAGTGGAACAACGGCTGGATCTAATACTACAGTAGTTTTAACATCCGTAACAACTACACAGGCTGGATTTACAGTAAGGTACGGTGTTTCTGGAACTGCAACCATTGGCGTAAATCTTATTGCTATTGGTGTTCCAAATTAATATGGCGTGTGAAAGATGTGAAGGAAAGATGTTTGTTGATAGAATACACTCAAACATAGACCATCTAGAAACATATTGTGTTAAGTGTGGAAATAGAAAATTTTATCATCCACCTAGCGAGTCTGCGGAGGGAAAATGGTTACTGCAAAAGGAAAAATTCAGAGCGAAGCATATAATAGCGAACCTATAATTCCTGGCGGTAAAAAAATATGGTTTCTTAACGGAGACTTAGTAAGACTTCATCACAGTTCTAGATCAACAGGAATGGTAACTGTTTATAATATTAACAAAGATAGACTAGAGACATGCCTGCGTTCTGACTTTAGAAGAAATAGGAAAAAGGCTTACACTGTTGCAGAGACTGCTAAGTTAGTTAATCGTCATAGAAAATATATGCCAAGATTAATAAAACGAGGAGTCATTCCTGCGCCAGTTGGATCAAGCATTGATGGTAAGACTGGTTGGCAAATTAGATCTTATTATTCAGAAGACCATGTTAGAGAGATTTGTTCTATCCTGGCAACAATACATATTGGACAACCAAGAAAAGATAAATTAATAACAAATAACATGACTCCTACAAGTCAAGAGTTGACAAGGCGAATGGGAGAAGGTATACTTACATATACAAAGACAGAAGATGGAAGGTATATTCCAGTTTGGTCAGAAAATATCTAATCGGCTAGAGTGTGCTACAATTGTAAAAACAAACAAATTAGGTGGGGTAAAATGGAAAACGAAAATACAAAAATCAATGTAACACTAGGCTATACTTTAAATCTTGGCAACTTCCAGTCATTAAGACTTGACCTTGGTATTGTTGATTCAAAGCGTGAGGGCGAGAATGTTGATGAAGCCTTTGAGCGTATTTACAAGTTTGTTGAAGACAAACTAACTGATAAGATTCAAGAAGCAAAGTCTGAAATAAACGAATAGCAATGGCTGACCGCAAAGACCGAATGGCTTTGCTTAGTAGGTTTAATAAGTTTTACCTACAGAAGTACGGCCAGAAGTCTAACATGAACCTAAACGTTGAGCAGTGGGCTGCTGACGGCCTTGTAGAGTCATACGGTATTGCTCAGTGCTATGACTTGTTAGAGTATTACTTTTCTATTGCACAAGAACCTTCTTGGAATTATTTTTCATATAATGCAGAAAAAATATTAAACGGTAAAGCAGAAACAGAACAAGACATTAAAGATCGAATGGTACGTAGAAAATTAGCAAAGGAGTGGTTGAGTGAATAATACAGAGGCAAAAGTTATTTCTGCATTATTACAAGACAAGCAGATTCACGTCCTGCTGCAGGCAAATGTTGAAAACCTTTTAAGAACCCATAACGATGTCTGGAACTTTATTCGTCTTTATTCAGAAAACAACCAGTGCATTCCACCAGCAGATTTAGTAAGAGAGAAGTTTAGAGATTTTGAACCAGTTGCTGGAGTTGGAGCAACTAAGCATCATCTAGCAGAGTTACAGGTAGAATATCTTAACGATAGCCTAAAAGATATTTTGCGTAATGCTGCAGGAGAAGTTCAAAGCGGTAACGGTGGAGAAGCACTTGAACACCTAATAACAAAGACATCTGAATTAAAAAAGAATACCTCTGCTATCCGTGACATTGATGCAACAGATCTTGACTCTGCTGTTCTATATTTTGAAAATGTACAGAAGCAAAAAGAACTTGGGCATGTTGGAATTAAGACTGGTCTTCCAGGGTTTGACAATTACTTGCCTTCTGGAATTATGCCAGGGCAGTTGGGTGTATTCCTTGCATATCCAGGAATTGGAAAGTCTTGGCTTGCTCTTTACTTTGCAGTGCAGGCATGGAAGCAAGGAAAGTCACCAATGATTATTTCACTTGAAATGAGTGAGACAGAGGTTCGTAATCGTGTTCTTGCTATTATGGGTGAAGGTCTTTGGTCACATAGAAAATTATCTAATGGCGAAGTAGAAATTGACATGCTAAAGAAATGGCATCATAACAAAGTTGAAGGTCGTCCAGAGTTTCATATTATTTCTAATGATAGCGGTGGAGAAGTAACACCTTCTGTTATTCGTGGAAAGATTGATCAGTACCGTCCAGACTTTGTCGTTGTTGACTATTTACAACTCATGTCTCCAAACCAAAAGGCTGATTCTGAAACGGTACGAATGAAGAACCTTTCAAGAGAACTTAAACTAATGTCCATTAGCGAAGAAGTACCTATCATCGCTATATCCTCTGCTACCCCCGATGATGTAAAAGATCTATCAAGTCCTCCAACACTTGGACAAACTGCTTGGTCAAGACAGATTGCTTACGATGCTGACTGGGTTATGGCACTAGGTCGTGCAACCAATAGTGATATTATTGAATGTGTATTCCGCAAAAACCGTAATGGATACATGGGTGATTTCTTAGTTCAGGTAGATTTTGACAAAGGATACTACAGGTATAAAGACTATGAAGACAAGTAATGTTTATACACAAGAACAGATTAAACGTGTTCTTGTAGGTGCAGGAGTGGATATTGAGGCAGAGTTTGGTAATGACTATATAATCTTTTGCCCATATCATAATAACAACAGAACTCCTGCTGGGGAAGTTGCTAAGGATAGCGGACTGTTCTTTTGTTTTGGATGCCAAACAACAAAGAACCTAGAAGAATTTATTATGCATATGTCTGGACGAACATATTTTGAAGCAGTTAGATATATTAAAAGCAAAGAAACAGAAAACGATATTGAAAAACTTGTTAACAAGACCTTAGTTGCGCCACCAGAGTTTGTTCAATATGATGAATTAATATTAAAGCGTTTATACAACCAACTTACAGTATCAGATAAGGCAAAGAATTATCTTAAGTATAGAAAAATTGAACCAGCATCTTGGTCAAAATTTTCATTAGGATATTCAGAAAAACAAGATTCAGTAACAGTTCCAATGCATTCCCCAGACGGAATGTGTCTTGGCTTTGTTGCAAGAACCATTGAAGGAAAAGATTTTAAGAATACTCCAGGATTACCAAAGGGTAAGATATTATTTAATTTGCACAGAGTTAAATCATCTGGCACAGTATACGTAGTTGAATCATCTTTTGATGCAATTCGGCTAGACCAAATAGGATTCCCAGCAGTTGCAACTCTTGGGGCTAATGTATCTAATTCACAAACTAGATTATTAGAAAAGTACTTCACAAATGTTGTACTAATTGCAGACAACGATGAGGCTGGTAGCATAATGAAAGATAAGTTAATTGAAAAACTTGGATCTTTGGTTACTATTATCAGACTTGATAAAAACTATAAAGACATAGGCGATATGGAAGATGCAGAAATAAAGAAACTTGAGTTTCAATTTGACAAATCTATATCATCTATGCTAAACTAATATAAACAACACGAAGGAGATAAAATATGAGCATTGTAAAGGGATTAAAGAATATAGAAACCCTGCTCGAAAAGCCAAAATATGAAAACGACGGACCAAAAGTAAAGTGGTTAAAACTTGCAGACGGTCAATCAGTAAAGATCCGATTTGTTGAGGAGTTGGATGAAGACTCAGCAAACTATAACGAAAAACGTGGACTTGCACTAGTTGTCAAGGAACACACAAATCCAAAGGACTATAAGCGCAAGGCTGTAGACACAATGGAATCAGAAGGTCGTGACTGGGCAGAAGAAATGCACCGCAAAGATATGAAGGCTGGCTGGAGAGCACGTCTACGTTTCTATTGCAACGTACTTGTTGATGATGGAATTGAAGCACCATATGTTGCAATTTGGAACATGGGAATTAGCAAGCAATCATCATTCAATACTATTCGTGAGTATGCACTTGAAACAGGAAGCATCTCAAACGTACTATGGAAGTTAAAGCGTAATGGTCAGGGTACTGAAACCAATTACACACTAATTCCTTCAGCACCAGACAAAGAACCATTTGACTGGACAGGCATTGAGCCATACCCATTGGAGTCAGCACTAAAGAAGATTCCATATGCAGAACAAGAAGCGTTCTACTTGGGCTTTGACGGCCCATCTACTACCTCATCAACTAACACTGATTGGTAGTATGAACTACGTAGGCTTACATGTCCATACCCATTTTAGTTTGTTTGATGGGATTGCTACTCCAGAAGAATATATAGACCGAGCAGTTGAACTTGGTATGCCAGCATTGGCTATTACAGATCACGGGACACTGTCTGGGCATCGGGAACTGTACCGAGTTGCAAAAGCAAAGGGCATTAAGCCAATTCTAGGTCTAGAAGGATACATGTGTGCAGACATCTCTGATACAAGAGATAAGTCTGAAAGAGAAGGTCAACAAGATCTTGTCTATAACCACATTATCCTTCTAGCCAAGAATAAAATAGGTTTGGAAAACCTTAACAAGATTAGTGAACTATCTTGGACAGATGGATTCTTTAAGAAGCCACGATTTGATTTTACTATATTGGAAAAGTATAAAGAAGGAATCATTGTTTCTTCTGCATGTCCAAGCAGTGTTCTTGTAAAAGCATTAGAAGAAGAAGAGTTTGCTCTTGCCAAAAAGTATATTACTTGGTTTAAAGAACGCTTTGGCAGTGATTATTATATTGAGGTAATGCCACACACTGAGGCACACATTAATAAATATCTGATAGAACTTGCTGATGAGTTTGGTATTAAAGTTATTGTTACTCCAGATTGTCACCACTCTGATCCATCACAAAAAGAAATTCAAGAGTTTAAACTTTTAATGAATACACACGCTAAAGTTGTTAAAGAAACAACATTTGCCAAGGCATCCAAGCATTCTTCTATGATGGATAGACTTGATTACCTTTATGGTGAAGACCGCCAGATAACATTTAATAAGTTTGATATCCACCTTCTTTCCTATGAAGAGATTAAAACAGCCATGGAATTGCAGGGTATTGATCGACCAGATATCTACTCAAACACATTATTACTGGCAGACACAGTAGAAGACTATGACATTCAAGAAGGATTAAACCTTCTACCAGTACAGTACAAGAGCCCTGACAAGGAACTTGCAAAGGTTGCACTGGAAGGTTTGGTAGAGCGAGGTTTGTCAGAAAACCAAGAATATCTTGACAGACTTCAAGAAGAGTTGCAGATTATTAAAGATAAAAAGTTTGCACCATACTTCCTTGTTGTAAGTAATATGATTAACTGGGCAAAGAAAGAGGGGATTATGGTTGGGCCAGGTAGAGGCTCTTCTGCTGGTTCTCTTGTTTGTTATGCTTTAAAGATTACAGACATTGATCCAATTAAACATGGACTTCTGTTTTTCCGTTTTATTAATCCAGAGCGTAACGATTTTCCTGATATTGACACTGATATTCAAGATACTCGCCGTGATGAAGTTAAAGATTATTTAGTTAGACAGTATCGCCATGTTGCATCTATCGCTACCTTCTTACAGTTTAAAGACAAGGGGGTTGTCCGAGATGTTGCACGAGTTTTAGATATTCCGCTAACAGATGTTAACAAGGTTTTAAAGTTAGTAGATACTTGGGAAGACTTTTGTAGTTCTAAGTCAACAAGAGAGTTTAGAGAAAAATATCCAGAGGTGGAGGTTTATGGTGAACAATTACGTGGTCGTATTCGTGGTACTGGTATACACGCTGCTGGTGTGGTCACTAGCAAAGATCCGATTTTTAGGTTTGCTCCAATGGAAACGAGATCTAGTCCTGGGTCTGATGAACGTATACCTGTGGTTGGTGTCGACATGGAAGAGGCTGAACGCATCGGGCTTATAAAAATTGATGCACTTGGTCTTAAGACATTAA